ATACAGGACCATCATAAACTAAACCACATTCCCATATCCACATTAAGTCGTGAACTATGTTATGTCCTATTAGGATAGTAGACGCATTGAGAAGTTCTTGTATTTTACTATGTGCATCTGTATCAACAGACATTCTAAATAAATACTCTTCTCCACCATCAGTTAAGCACCCTACCATAATCAACTCATTATCTGTCTCAAATGGGTCTAGGTGTAACTTACCATCTCTAGTAGTAGTAGTGTTTTCCACATCAAGTGTTAGTTTCATTTAATATCTCCTTATGTCTCTTTAGATATATAACTGCTCTCTTTACTTTTGTCAAGTCATCTGAAAAGCCACCTAAACCTGTATTGCAATGATGGCATATCCAACCCCTAAAGGTCAGAGTAGTATGACAATGATCTAGTACCCACTTGTTAAGTTTAATTTGACCATACTTACTGATCTCTTTTATGTCACGTTTACATATAGGACAACAGTAATCTTCGTCTGGGTAGTAGTTTTCTTTACGTAGTCTTTTTAGTGTGTAGTAATGACCAGTCATGCAAGACTTACAAGTTCTTTTGATTTCACCTGCGTCTAATACAGTATACCTATCAATAGGTTGTGGTATATCACATTTGATACAAGTGTATAACTCACTTATAACCTTCTTAGGTTTTACGTAACCAAATAAGTCTGGCAGATCAATCATGCCTCATACCTTCCTACTTGATAATTAAGCTGACAAGTAATGACACCATGCCACCCTGACAACTTATTCTTAACAATGTTAAGATGTCTCTGTATATCTTCATTATCACCCTCTTCTTGCTTAGGTGGATTCTTAGCAATCAATATCATTAGGTCAGCTTCAGCTGCTTTACCAGTACGAGAACCTTCCATCATACTTTGATTGAGTAGTATCTTACCCTCAGCATCAGCAGATAACTGTGACATGTAAAACATAGCACAGTCATGTTGCTTGGCAATCATACGAGCATGTATTGCATTAGCTTTGAGTGCTTCATCAGGTCTTGAGAAGCCACCAGTTCTAGCAAACTTATCTCCCATATCTAGTAGAACAACGTCAGGCTTGTATGATTTGCATACACTCTCAACCCATGCCATGTCACGACCAGTAGCATCTTTTATCTTTATCTTATCTTTGACAGGTGCATACAAGTCTCTTGCCTTACTTGGATTAGACTTGATCTCTTTCATAGTCATGCCAGTGGATGCAGTTAAGTATCTAGCACCAACTCTGTGACTACCCTCTTCATTACACAACACAATACAGTTAGCACCTTGATGAGCAAATCCTCCGGGGCTGGCAATCATACTAGCATGAAAAGATGTCTTACCTGTATTAGGTCTAGCACCTATCTCAATCAAGTGACCTGCATTGATGCCCTCAAGTTGTCGTGTTAGGGCTGGTATGTTAAAGTTCCAACGTGCCTCAAGATCATTCTTAGCTAATAGTGTCTCAATCTCTAGGTCATCCCACTCCACATTTAAATCCGGGGTGAAGTCATCATTGTATTGCTCTAGTAGCAGACGTAATGGTTCTAGACTAGTCTGCTGACCATTGACATAGTCAAACCCAAGATTAGCAATGTCTTCTCCCACCACTTGTTGAAACAACTTGGACAACACCTCTTGTGCTATGTCAGAGCCTAGAGGTTGCTCTTTCTTGATTGAGTGAAACAAGGATATGTAAGCTTGCTTCTGTGCAGTAGACATAGATGGATTACCAGATATGAACAGAGCCTCAATCTCGTCAGGTGTTACTGTACGTTCATATCTGTCCATAGCTGAATCTATAGCAACCTTAATCTTTCTAGCATCCTTACTGAATAGTCTGTCTGGACATCTTGCTCCACGATGTTCTTTGTAGAAATCCTTGTCCATCAAACTTCTTAATAGTGCATTTTCCATGTATTACTCCTTTGGGGTTAAGTTATGTAGGTTTAGTAAGTCTTGTTCTTTGTAATACTTTAAGTCATCTTGTAATCTAAGCACACGTATGTTGGGAACGTATCCCCTTAGCTCCTTAGCAAATTGAAATATCTTAGGTAATGCATCCGGGTCTAATGCAATAATAGCAGTTGAGAACTGTGCGAGATACTCCTTATGTTCTTCAGATAATGAAGTTCCAAGTATAGCCACCCCCGTATATATACTGCTATTTATAACAGAAGCACTTACACAGTCCTCAACAACTATTGCGACCCTACCACAACCATATGTGTATGGCAAGGGGTTATTCCCATAGCGTTTCCACTTAGGCAATCTCTTACCCAAAGCTCTACCTGTCGCATCCACTACCTTACCACCATGAACTATAGGAAAGACAACTCTGTCCTCTCTTACGTCATAGTGTAAGTCTAGCTTATCTGCGTTCAATCTCCATTTGTCACAGAACTGAATGAGGTTACTCCTATTGTTATGTGGTACAATATACTCAGGCATCTCAAATACATCTATTGTAGGCATTTCTTTTCTAGCACTTACAGATTTGATGTCATTCACAGATAACCTAACACGAGTACTCCCACTTAAACTACAAGTAACCTTATAACAATTCCACACTAATGAACCCATATTATTTGTAGCAGTAAATGTTTTATAGGAGTTACAGACAGGGCAATTAATTCTCTTTGTACCATCTATAGGAATGTCTAAGTCTTTAACAAATTCTAGTATATTATACATTGTATATGTTCCTTATATAGTATATTACCCCGGACAATGTTAATGTCTTCTAACATGTATTTTTTAATCCGTCAATTTTTTTCTTATACTTAATGCTAAATTAGCACTAGCGTAAGTATTTTTCATGTAGGGCTTGACACTCTGAGGATTAGTATGTCCTGTGACAGACATAATATTACCCATAGATACACCAGCATCTACCATCTCAGTTGTACCAGTACGTCTAAGATCAGACAACCTAAGTTCTTTAGATAGCCCAGCAGTATCCATAATCTTTCTACCCTCTACTGGTAGCTTAGTAAGTGTATAGGGATGGTACACACCTCTCTTAGGGCGAGGGCGAGGTACTACATACTCTTGGAAGCCAAAGTCTTTCTCTTGTTGTATTAACATTTTACATAGACCATCTTCTATAGGTAAGAATACTTCTGCTCTCCTCTTAGATTGTTGTATGTGCATCTTCTTCCCATCTAAATCTAAGTTAGACCATTTAATCATACGCATGTCTCCTAGTCGTTGACACCACTCATAAGCCATTTGAACAATTAACCCTAAGCTTCTTGTGTTAAAGTCTGAGTAAGCCACATCTAAAAACATAGCTACATCTTTTCTAGTCCACACTACCTTTCTAGCTATAGGTGTTCTCCTTTTAATACTAGTGAATGGGTTGATTAAACAATGCTCCATGTGTATGCCATAATTATATACCACCCTAGCCACAGACATGACATGATTAGCAAGGTGTATACCTCTGTCACACCACTTTTCATATGACACCTTTGCCATCTTAGTAGAGATATCAGAAAAGTTGATACTGCCTAAATTAGAAGCAGTATCAGTTTCTGTACTTAAAACTACACCAAGAAAGTATTGATATTGTACTTTAGTTTCCTGACGTAAGTTCCTGAAATCAAAGGATAAATAGTATTCATCTACTAAACTTGATAGCTTTTTATTTTTCATACTCATATGTTCCACCCCATCTATTATAGTGACCATGCTCACACTCCACCTTAGCACCTGCAATACTAGCAAGCTGATGTTCCATTCCATCTAACTCACATATCATCTCGTAATCTATTGGACACTTATCGTCTGTCTGTGAGTTGATACGTCTTAGTGTTTCCAATATCTCTAGTATTTGCTTTGCTTGATGCTTAGTTAAGTTTAGAATTTTATTAACTTCTATTTTTTTCTTAGTCATTATTTTATCTCCTCTGCGTGATCTGCGTGATAAGAAATTCCATGTTCATCTTCCATTATACCATCTTCAAAGTTATCCATAGCACTTTCCTCATTGTCTGCTTCAACAATCCATTCTTCTGATTCTTGTCGTGTTACTGTTACTCTATACTTAGTCATATTATATCTCCTCTAGCAACTCATCTACTTGTTTAATTAACCTATGAATTAAATTTTCATAGTCCTTTAAGTCCTCATTACCATATAGTAACTGAAGTCCATTTCTTACCTGCCATAATTTAGTTAGCTCAGGTGATAAGGGTACTAACTTTTCTGTGCTTGTTAAATTAATCTCTGCCATATTCATTCTCCTCTATGTTGTTTATACAATAATACCGCTGCATTTTCAATGCGTTTGTTATATTTAAGTTGATACCCTGTACCAGCACCTAATGCAGTAACATCTACTAAGTGTTTATGATAATGTGTTATGCTCTCCCACTTGTCTCTTAGTTCTGTACACATATCATCATAGTCATAGTCACTTATGATTGATTCACCCATCTGATAGTAGATGTATGAGTGCATGAGATAATAGGGAACTAACATGTTAGGATTAGTTCTCCATATGTCTAAGTTATTTCTTGTCAATGTAGACCCTTAGAGCTTTTGAATGTTCTATAGGCTGACCTCTCTCATACTTTCTCCAACCCTCAGTCTCCTTGACCTCATCTTTAAGGTACTGACCTCTGATACGCATCTTGTAAGACTCTTTGTTAAGGTATTGTTTTAAGCCATCAGTAAATCTTTGACCATCACAATCATTAGGTATCTCGCTGAACACATAGCCATGACCCTTGAGAAGGGTGAAGTCGTTGGCTATTCTATATTGAGCTTTCCAATACTCTGCGTTCTTTACCTCAGCATCATACCTATCTTTCCATGTATCAGAAGTCTCGCTATCATTAACAGATGATATGAAGTTATCTTCTGCAAGTTTCTTCCAATGAGCAACTTGTTTTTTAAGTGCCTTATTGTTATCCCAT